TGTGCCTTCGCCTTTAGACTCGCCACCTTTAGCGATATTAGCAGTAGTACCGCCCATATCGTTCTTAGCGGCTACGATTGACTTAGCGTTTGCACCGTTGTCTCCACCTTTTGGTGTAGCAACTTTTTCTACATATTCACGAACTGTTTCTAGATCAAAATCATCTTTCATGTCCATGTTGTCAGCATCCATGTCGCTTGGGCCGTCCATGTTGTCTGCATCTGGCTCTTTATGATCGCCGTTCATAGCATCAAACTTGGCTTGTAGTTCATCTACAATGCTGTCTAAGTCTTGAAACAATTCTGCTTCAGATTTGTCAGCAAACTCGTCGTCGCCTTCTTCTTCTGGACCTATTTCGCCTGCTAGGTCGTCTGTTGGATCTTCGCTATCTAAATCCATGTCATCGTCACCTTCAATAGCGATATCTTCAAAATTTTCGTCTAAGTCTTCGTCATCTTCTTCGTCTTCATCTTTGTGAGAAGACTCGTCAACTTCTTCTTCGTCGTCTTCTTCTGTTTCTTCAGCAATTTCGCTGTCGATCATCGATTCGTAAATTTCACGAGATTGTGTAACTACGTACTCGTGGAATAGTTCTTCTGCTTTAGCTTGATCGTCATTTACTAGACTTTCGAGCATCTGTTGTAATAAGTTTTTATCTGCCATGTTGTGTTCTCCTTCAAGATAGGTAGGCTGTTCTATTATTTACCCGGATTAAATGTATCCGAGGTTAAATGGTAGTTTTTTGATCGGTTTGATCGGAATATGTAGTTTCAGGATAAGTTTTTTCAAACTCGTCAAATGTTATGTGACTAAGATTACTTAGCGTAGTACCTAGCTTATCTGGAACAAATGCTCCAGATTCTACTACTCTAAAGAACTTTACATGTCTGAATTCTTTAATAACTTTTTCAGTTTGACTTAGCCAGTTACCAAAGTATGTAGCTGAATCTGTTGATTTTTTGTAATTGAACGTATCTGCATACACATTATTAAATTTTCCGTTTACACCTTGATAATCAAATCCAAAGATGTAAATGCTTGCATGTCCTTGGCTTGCTGCAAACCATAGTGCGGTAGGTCCTGAACTCCATCCCTTGTGCGGACTAAAAAAATTAACATTGACTTTAGTTTGAATTCCTTTATTAGGATTTGTCCAAACTTGATGATTTTTATGATATCCAGATGCTATGATTTCATTGACCATCTTAACATCAACTGCTATTAGATAGTGAGGATTATATTCTCTGTACTGTGCATTACAGCCATAAACTATGCCTTTATCTAATAGAGATTCCGGATTTAATTTTGCTCTGCTGGTGCCGTTGCCTATAACAAAGGCCGGATTATTCTGCAGGGGCTTCTTCGCCAACTGGTGTTCCATACATTTGTTGAATGAAGCCCATTTCTGACTGTGCTTCTAATTGATGTGCTTCAGACTGCAACCGTAGTTGATTAATCTGACGTAGAGTCAGACGAACTTTTCTAGTGTCATTTTTGTTAACAACTGATTTATCTTTGCTATTATCGTATCTACGATCGTTAGCAAAGTCGTTTGTCTTTTCGTTAAAATAAAAAAATTCGTTTAGGAGCATAATGTATTTATTACTGAACGGGTGCTTCTGGTGCTGCGGCCTCGCCGCCTTCATCACCTGGTTCTGCTGCCATATCCTTAGGAGCTTCTGCTGTTTGTCCAGCCATGTCAGCTGACATACCACCTTGTGTAATTCCTGCTGATCTCAACTGACTTTGAGCATCTTGTGACGACTGTAGATTTGCACCGTTCTCTTCTCTCCATAGACGTTCGTTTTCTTTGATCTCGTCTTCGCTCATTCCTAAGAAACGTTTCATAGCGAATCGCTTGCTTAGATGTGGAATTTGCATAACTGTTGAGAATGTTGCTGCACGAGCAGTATCAAGCTCACTCTGACGGTAAGCAGCAAAGTTTTGCGGCTCATTGAACTTTAGTTGGAACAAACTATTGTCAATGTTGATGCCGTTATTATCTAACCAAAGTTTAAATTCTAAGTCAAATGTTTCCACAACCATGCTTTGCAAGCGTTTGCAATATTCATTAAATCGCAATTCTTGAATGTATGCAGTACCTACTTTTCCGTCACCTACTTGGTTCGGACTTTCATCAATTGCTGTTGGCAAGTAGCTGCTTGGGATTCTTAAAGCACGGAATAATTTGTTGGTAAAGTAACGTAGGTCTGTAATTTCACCTAGGTTAGTACCGCCCGGTAGTGTTTCAACTTTGGATCCGCGACCTTCTGCTGTCTGTGGGAAGAAGTAGTCTTCATTTACACTTAACGGATTGTAACTAGCATCAATTACATTATTGCCGCCGCCTGTTGAACTCGGAATACGACGTTGTTGAATTTCGTTTTTAACACGTTCAACAAAGCTCATAGCCATGTGTGCTGGCATGTTACCAACGTCAACATAGAAAATTCTGCGTTCAGGCGCACGTTGAATACGATAGATAATAATCGCATCTTCTAACAATTCTTTTTGTTTGTATACTTTAAACACTGACTCTAGAATGCTATTGCCAAATGGATAGTTTCTATCAAGTCCTTCACTTAGACTAATATGCACAACATGTTTAGCATCAACTGTAATTTCGTTTTGTGCATTACTAAATCTTGTTCCATTTGAACGAGCAACATCACCTACCATGCCTCGGCCAAAGCCGCCGCCAGTAGAGTAACTGCTAGTGCCGCTGGGACTTGTATTGGCAGTTCCGTGAGGAGTAGTTGCTACTAGATTTACAAAGTTAAAGTTAATGTCCTTGATACCGTATTGCTCAGGAACCTTGCCTGTGCTTTCGTTAACAATAATCTTACTGACTTTGGTAGGATCAACATACAACCATTTCTGTGTTTGTGGATCTCTAATAAAGAAACAGTCACCGTACTTCATTGCATTTCTAAAAATACGGAAAATTCTAGTTTCAAATTGTTGTTCTTTAGCCCACTTTTGTAGCGCATCCTTTAACAGCTTAACTTCAGTAGATGTAGGTGACCCTTTGAAAAATGTCTGAAACGGTGTACGATTTTCTTTATCTTTCTGTGTGCAGAATTCTGCAAGAATGTCTAGGGCAGCATTGACCTCACTGTCCATATCCATGGTATCATACTGCATGTAGCGTTCAACACGATTCGGACTGCCAGCGTATACATCAGGCAAATAGCTTGAATAATTTGTTCGTGCTGGTCCAGGACGACCTCTGCCGTTCAGTGGACTTGTGCTTCCGCTCATGTTATCTACATTAACGGGAGTGAAATACTTACGCCATCCAGCCATTATACTAATCCTTTATTAATTCTATTTTTACTACCTTTACCGATATAAAATGGAGTACCGTCCTCGTTATTATATCGATAAACATAAAAATTTTCACAACTCATTTATTATCCTTAAGCAAACAAATTACCAGACATACCTTTAATACCCCTCAGCTGATCTTCGCTGATGGATTTTTGTTCTTGAGTTATCTGAATTAATCGTGTCATGTTAGTATTTAACTGCGCAAGCAAGGTTTCCGCAGATTCTTGGGTTGGGGCTGCACCTGTGGGCGTTGCAGCTTCCTTTACCATTCCGTATTCTTTGAGTTTTTCTTCTGCTGCTTTTTTAGCTGCTGCATCTGTTACTTTTTTAGATTCTGCATCGGCAACTATTGTAGTTTTAGCAGCGTCTGCTTTTGCTGATGCTTGCTGATCTTTTGGAACTAGAGCACTACCTTGTTGGGCCGCATATTGTTTTAATATGTCTTCAGGGCCTGCATTATTGTCTACTATCTTTGCATCTTTCTCTGCTTTCTCTGCTGTTTTTCCTATAGCATTACCAAATTTGCCAGCGTGCTGTTGAATTTTTTCGTCTAATTTTTTAGCGGCTTCGGCTCTTTGTTCTTTTTTATTATCAGGTTTTCTTTCGTCTGCAACTGCCTTGCGAGTATCGTCTCTAATTTCTTCTTTGGCTTTAAGGATTTCTTTTTCTGCTTTTATACTTGCAAGCTCGTCATCAAAATCTCCTCTCATTCCGGGGATTTTGTTTAGCAATGTAAAAAATCCGTTTTTTAGAGTTAAGAAAAATCCTTTTAGATTATCTTTAATCCTTTCAAATGCTGATCCTAACGTCCATCCGGTGTCGTACAGATGTTTAAATCCGGCAATGAGAACAACTATAGGAATTGCAATTGCAAGGAATGGTAATGCTGCGGCTAGCGTGGCACTGGCTAGTGCAGTAAGTCCCCCAGTTGCTAGCCACCCAACGACTGTAGCCGCAGCAAGATTTAACCCATATGCAGCTAGTGCTGTTCCCACTCCTAATAATATAGGCGTAACATTATTAACAATAAATGTAGCAATAGTTTCAAATGCAGGCAACACGTAAGTTGAAATCATACTGCCGATAGATTCTAAAGCAGGAAAAACATACTGTGACACAATTTCACTTAATGTTTGCAATACTGGAATAATATCAACTTGTACTACCGATGCTAAGAAAAGGAATGCAGGATATATTTGGTCTTTAATAAATGTACCTATTGTATTAAACACTGGTAATAGATTTTCTTTTACAAATGCTCCTAAACTTGCCAATGCTGGCATTAGTATTTCTGATATCACAGTTGCAACCAACTGGACTCCTACCATCATTATATCTAAAAATCCGCTGCTGGCTAAAAATTGTGTAAACGTATTACTAATGACAGATAGCGTTTGCCCCATCTTCTGCATTTTTTCATTAAAGCCGTCGGTTGTTTTACTTGCGTTTGCGGTGCCTGCTAGTCCTTTCTTAACTGCATCCTGTTGTATTTCTAAAGTCGATGCCAAACTGTTAACTGTACCTGCTGCCACGCCGCCAGCAGCCGCAGCATATTTCATATTTTGCAATGCTTTCGGACCTTCCTTGGCCATTAGATTATTAAGTCTATTTCGTTCGGCATCAGTAACTGCTTCGCCTCTCTGCATCTTAGCGTGGAATTGGGTCAGCATTGCTGCCGACTCGGGCATCTGTGCCATTAATGCTTGGTTTTCTTCAGTAGTTGCTGTGCCGGCTGCCAAAATATCTTTTGTAAAGTTTTGCATGCCTTTAGGCAATGCCTGTACAGTTCCTAAGAACGATGCCCTTACTTGTTCATTTACTCCCATCATTGATGCTTGGAACTGTGCATCTTTTAACAATGCATCTCGCTCTGCTTCTTTTGCTTTTCGATCTTCACCTGTTATCTTTGCTAGCGAATCCATTTCTTTAAGATAGTCTTTTGCGCCTTTGGCCAAATCAGTATTAGATTTATTTCCTTGCAATCCTTGAAGTCTTAAATTCTTACCATAATTTACAAGACCTTCATTAATTTCTTGAGTTGACATTCCAAGTGCATATAACTCACCGCTAGTTTCTCTTAAATTCTTTGACACTCTTGCAAAGTTCTTTGCACCATCTTCAGTAGTTGCACCGAATCCCAACATGCCAGCACCATTAGCAGCTATTAAAGAACCGAACTCTTGAAGATTCATTCCTGCTTCACTTGCACTCTTTGAAAAACTTGATATGCTGCCGCCAAACGATGCGCCGCCTGACGATGCTGATATTAATGCATCTGACATCTTATTTGCAGACGATGCCACTGTAGAGAATACTGTTCCAAGAATAGGAATTCCAGAAAACATCTTAGCAGCATCGGTTGCAGAATTTCCCATTGCAGCTAAATCGCCTGCTACTTGATTAAATTTTCCTGCTAATTGTGTTGCACTTAATGCTATATTTTTAAATATAGTTGGGCCACCAGCAGTACTGCTACCTTTGTTACTGCTGCTGCTACCGGTACCGGTATTATTTCCGCCGCTACTACCTGCTTTGCCAATCGACTTCATTGTTTTAAGCATTTCTGCCAAAGTGGCTTCAGAAGCAGCATTTTTAGCTTCTACGGTACCTATTCCAGGGATGTCAATAAAAACAGCCATTCTTTAATTTTCCTAGTTATCTACGCACATAAATAGACGAGCATTATATAGTTTATTTACCGGAGATAACATGAACCAAAATCCTACCATGCAGCCGCCCAAGAGTAATCCTCTTGCAGCATTTTACCGCCAACCAAAAATTTATGTTTCCCTACCGTCAAAAGGTAAATTTTATCCTCACGGTGCGCTAGACCAAAGTTCAAACGATCAGTATCCAGTGTATGCAATGACTGCCAAAGACGAGTTAATGTTTAAAACTCCGGATGCCTTACTCAGTGGTCAATCAACTGTTGAGTTAATTAAGAGCTGTATTCCGGCTATAAAAGATCCTTGGGTAATGCCTACTATTGATTTAGACTTTGCACTTATTGCGATTCGAGTTGCAACCTACGGTGATAAAATGGAAGTTATGTCAAGTTGCCCGCATTGCGACGCTGAAAACAATTACGATTTAGATTTATCTGCATGGTTTACAGTGTTTAATAATTTTATCTATCAAGATACTGTTAATGTAGATCCGCTAGTAGTGCATATACGTCCATACTCATATAAAGAATTTACTAGGACTTCTATTAAAACAATGGCGCAGCAACGAATTTTTTCTATTGTCAATGATGACACTATTAGCGATGAAGAAAAATTAGATAAGTTTGGCAAAAGTTTTGTCAAACTAACTGAACTAACTGTTGATATTATTGCTGATTGCATTACTGAAATCAATACTCCCGACGGAACAGTAACTGACAACGGTATGATTAAGGAATTTATCAACAACACTTCTAAAGAGATGTTTGATAAAATTTCTAATCATATCAGTGCAATGAAAAAACAGATCGAATTTGAAGCACAAGATGTCAAATGTGGTGAGTGTCAGGAACACTACAGCTTACCAGTTACAATGGATCAATCAAATTTTTTCGGCGTAAAATCTTAAGCCTTTCCTTACCGGAGATTTTACGAGAGTCCGATCGCTTAGAAAAGGAAGGTAAGGCGATTAAAAAAGACTGCCTCAAACTCTGCTGGTATATGAGAGGCAGCATGAGCTACTCTGAAATAATGCACATGAGTTGGGAAGAGAGAGAAATAATCGGTGACATAGTTTCAGACAATTTAGAGACCACAAAAAAAACGGGTCTCCCGTTTTTTTAAAGTTGTTTATAAATTTGTTGGAGTTTAAATTTTTGATTAGTGTCTAGGGCCTTTCCATTAAGGATTGCCCCTAGAATTGCTTTTAATTCTCTAGGCGGAATACTGTCAACCGGAGACAAACTAGCTGTTGGTGCAGTCTTAGGCTTTCCTTTGAAAAATCCTTTTACTTTATCCCAAATAGGGCCTTCGTCTAAAACGTTTTCTTCAGTTAAATCTCTAATTCTCATCTTCTGTAAATGCTCTGAGTGCCATTAATAATTGCTTCTACCATCATACGATCTTTGTGTTTTTGCACACTGTCGTACAGTCCAGCCATTTGCGCAGACGCTGCTGGCACTGCTTTCGGTACTGCTGTTGGCGCTTGAGCTACCGGTGCACCTATTTCTTTCTGCAACAATGCCATAATCCGTTTCTTTGATTTTATATCTAACCCAGAAATTGCTTGTTGAGCTTGCTTATATGCTGTACCAGTTGCTGCCTGTTGCGGAGCAGGTACCGCTGCTGGCTTTGCAGCAGGAGCTGCCGCTTGCTGTGCAGGTACCGCTGCTGGCTTTGCAGCAGGTGCTGCGGGCTGTGTTAATTTTGCATATTCTTTATCGTATGCTACCTTTGCTGCTGGATCTGGTGCTGCCTTTGGAACATCTCCAGCAATATGAGCTGTACTAGTAGCTTTTCCTTTCTGATAGGCTTGCTTAACACCTCCTGCAACTCCGCCGATCATACCAGCAGCTTTACTAATACCGCCAATGCCTTTGGCTAGTCCTCGCCCGATAGCACCTAACGGTCCTTCTTCAAGTTCTTGCTGTTGTGATTCTGTTAAAACTTCTGTAAGTCGCATAGTATTATCCTAGTGTATTATTTATATCATCGTATCTAACGGCTTTCGAACATACATCATTAGTTGTTGTTTATTCTTATATCAAATTCAGATTTATTAGTTATTTATTGTAAAGAATGAGCTAAAGCTCATTTGTGTTATCGCTTACGCTCAACACATGTTTCTTTCTTTAATTATAGAAGTATTATTAAGTGCGAAGCACTTTAAATATTATCTAGATTCGTTAGTCACAATTGCCCGTTTGCACGGGCAAAAATATATAGGAACATTATCTGAGTTCTTATAGTCACTAGCGTTATAGCATTACCTAGGCGGTTGTCCTGTACCTATAGCTACGTTCTTGGTGCTTGCGCACGACAGCGGCAGTTAATATCTTATACGCTAACATATGATACTAACGCGGAGTATTTCTCTCCTCATTGGGCTCTAATTTAAATTATTTTCAAACAGCAAAACCGCGGCTCTTGCGATCTTCGTCCTGTAAAGGATAGTTGCTGAGTACTCTTAACGGCGAGAGATTTACGTCCGAGTGACCCAAGGTCCTCTTTTCATGTGCGCTTGAAATTAGCCAGCGCCAGCTATAACCGTTTAAATTGCCTTGTAGTGTTCTAATAGAGCTTGTCGTAACTTTTCTGATCCACCGCATCTGATATTGATAATACCATTATAGTATTCATCTGTTTCTAATACTCTGCGATCAAATTGCTCTTTTGCCTCGATGTAAGACATTTCTGCCTTACTGGTACAGTAATATAATATTTCTCTTGTGAATTTTTCCGGGCCTAATGTTGTGATGTCTGCGTTGAGTCTATCGGATGAACCCCAATAATCACGCCAATCACTTTCGACTACGCTTCTGCGTTTGAGTTTTTTGCCTTTGAGAGGTGGTTTAGTACGTTTAAATTGTGCTAGTTTCTTGCCTATGTACTTTTGCCCGGTAGTGAGATTTGTAATTAGATACACAAAGCCAAGTTTGCCTTCGGGTATTTCGGTTACGAGTTGGTTTTGATATATCCATGTCACACTTTAGTTATCTTAGGGGGTCTGCCTAGTATGCCTTTCTTGGCTTTTTTACGTGCCTGTCTTTTTTCTTGTATCTCTATTCGCCTGGTTGATGCCTCGTTGCGTATCTCTGATAGCCAATATCGTGCCCTTACGCCTGCCTCGTTTGAATTTTTATATTCAAAATTAGTTTGACACTTAAAATATTCTTGAAAAGCGGCAATTAACCTATCGTGACTATCTGTTGACATTACTATATGATCTCAACGTCTGTAGAATAGCTGGTAAATCCATTTTCTTTAATAACTTTTAACACATGATTTACTCGACTAGTCAAATCATCTCGATGTGAGATTAAGAATACATTCTTATCACGTTCTCGAGTCATGCGTTTTAG